GGACTGTTGAGATTCTCCAGCGTGTGCCGTTCCTCGCGGGGATGCCGGATGGACTCGTCCATGCGGTTGAACTGATGAAGCTGCAAAATACCGCTGGCAAAGCTCAGTCGCTTGAGAGCGAGAACAAAGCTCTCAAGGAACAGTTGGAAAAGCTCCAGCAGAAGACCGCCATTGGGAAGAGCATTCCGGCAGGACAACTCAAGGCCGAGGAGAAGGATTTCTCTCGGCTGTCCCTCAAGGAGCAGAGGGAGGCACTCATGCGAGCGTCACGAGAGTTCGACCGGGAAGCAGCCTAAGGCACAACCACAACTGAAATATGCCAGTCACGACCTCAACTACGCTTACTAACCAGTTCCAGACGTACTTCAGCAAAGAGCTGCTTACTCTGGTTCAGCAAGAGACGATCCTCGATCAGTTCGCCATGAAAAACCCGATTCCCAAGAATCAGGGTTATGCTGGCGCGAGCCAGAAATTGGCCATGTTCCGATTCGGGCCCCCGAGCATCAGCGGTGTCCAGTCGTTGGGTGAAGGTACGGCCATCGCCTCGGCCAACTACCGTGCTCTCGCGCTGAACAAGCTCGAAAAGGGCCTCACTCAGTACGGTCAGGTCATCGGCCTCACGGACATCCTCCGCGCCACCGACCTGTTCAACAGCTTGCAGCAGGCCACCAAGACCAGCGGTCTGGACATGGCCCTCTGGGTTGACTCGGTGATCCGCAACACGCTGATCGGCTCCAACCTCACGGCCAGCGGTTCCTCCATCGGTTCCGCTGCCGAGGGTGGTGGCACGTTCGACAACTCGGACGCCTGTAACACCGCCGCCGCTTCCGGTGGCATCAAGGTGTACGGCAACCCGGCCACGCTGACCACGCAGACCTTCTCTGCGCTGAACAGCGACACGACCGCTGCCAACACCACGATGACCGCTTCGGCTGTCCTCGATTCCATGACCCGGCTGAAGCGCAATCGCGCTCCGCTGATCAATGGCGGCTACGTCCTTGCCACCGATCCCCGCGTTGCCCGCGACCTGATGCGCGACAGCGATTGGTTGAACGCCTCCAACTACGGCAACAAGGGCCAGCCGTTCTACAAGGGCGAGGTCGGCTCCATCTACGGTTGCCGTGTCGTCATCCAGACCAACTCGTTCGTCAGCACCGGCTCCGGTACCGCTGGCGATGAGTTCGTATATCAGGCCACCCCTGCCGGTGGCGGTCTGGCGGTCAGCAAGGACATCATCGCTTCGTTCTTCTTCGGCAACGAGGCGTATGGCATTCCTCATCTGACCGGTGATGATCCGCTCTCCCCGAAGATCGTGATCACCGACACCCCGGACAAGAGCGACCCGCTGAACCAGCTCGTCACCGTCGGCGTGAAGCTCTTCTTTGGTGCCATGCGTCTGGCCGCTGGTAACACCGGTTCCACCGGCAACCCGACCTGGTACCTGGTGCATCGCACGAAGACCTCGACCACGCTGTAATGAAACCCAAGACGGCCACCATCATGGTGATCGCCGTCGGCCCAAAGGGGCATCATCGAGCAATCGGTGGTGCCCCTTCTCATTCCGCTTGCGGATGCGAAGAGGCTGACAACAATGCGCCCATGATTTCGATTCCTATCGAGGCTCTCTCCACCGACATGGAGGATGGCGAACAGGCCATGCCCGAGGTCGGTGATGAGGTTGTTCTGGATGATGTTCGCGGTGTACTGAAGAAGCTCGACAACGGAGAAGCCTACATCGAGATCCGTAGCGTCAACGGCATGCCCGCCGAGTACGAGTCCAAGGAGGACAAGAAAGAGATGGCCGGCCCCATGGACAAAGAAGGCATGCGTAAGATGGCCGAGGAATACGACAGCGAGATGGAGGGCTAAGATGCCGATCTACACCTTCGAGAACAAGGGCCGGTGCATCGAGCATATCGCTCCGATGGGCACCGATTCCATTGTGATCAAAGGGGAACGCTGGACGAGGCAGCCGGTGGCCCGCTTCGGGGTCACCGGTTTTGCCCGCGAGGCCGAACTCAAGGATCATGTGAAGAAAGGGTTCAGCCGGTTGGAGGATCGGCAGGGCTCGCGCTTCGAGAGCACTTTCACCAAGAATCAGATTCGCAAGATTTGGGACATATGAGCGACGTATCAAACCAAGCCATTCAGTATTCGATGGGAGTTGCCGGTGGCCGACTCGTGCAGGACACGGCCAGCTACACCGGTCCGTTCGTTGCGCTGACGTTTCTCGCTCCGACCGTGATCTCCAGCATCAGCGGGGCGAACATCGTGGGAACCTTTTCGAGCGTGACGATCCCGGCAGGTGTGACGATTCAGGCCCCGATCAACAGCTTCCAGCTTTCCAGCGGTGTGGTGTGGGCCACGAATGGCGTGATCCAGTCCTGATGACCTGTGACTACCCTGGCTCTAGGAACTCGGTTGGCATCGGTGGGTGGCGGTGGCGTCACTCCGATCGATCCTCCGATCATTCGCCGGGATCTGTTGCAGGAGGACGACTTCTTCGTCCTGTTGGAAGACGCGAGCAAGATCGTTCTCAGTCTTGGAACCTATGATCGAATTGCCACTGAGCAGGGCACTGATCTGCTCCTCACCGAAGATTCAAGCAAGTTCATTCTAACCGTTTACTGATATGCCAGACACGAAGATCACAGCACTTACGGCACTGACTGCGGCTGATCCCGCGAATGACGTGCTTCCAATCGTCGATGTCAGCGACACGACGATGGCGGCTTCTGGTACTACCAAGAAGATCAGCATCAACAATGTTCTTGGTTGTTCCGGCACCGCCACGCTCGCCTCCGCCACCATCACCGGCGCTCTGACGGCTGGTGGTAACAGCGTAATTGGAACAGGTTCAGCTCAAAATGCCGCAGCTAATCGCGGCAATCTGACGATTGGTGGAACCTCAAGCGCCATTCTCAATCTGTCGATTGGAAGTGGTGATACGGGCTATCTTCTTCACGACGGAACCAACATCTCATTTTTCAATCGCGTTGCTGGTGGCAGTCTAATTTTTGGCGCCAATTCGACAGAGCAGATGCGCCTCAACTCCACCGGCTTGGGCGTGGGGGTGAGTCCTTCCTACAATCTTGACGTCCGTGCAGCGGCGGCGGTGGCAAACGTACAGAGCAGCACCGGAACCAATGCTGTCAGCATTGTTGCTCGGAATACGGGTGGCAGTTTCACGGTCGGAAAAGAAAACTCTGTCGGTGGCGGCTCTGGAGTCTTTGGTCAGGATGCTTATGCGTCTGTGCTTTGGTCGACCGGAGCTTATCCTATTGCGTTTGGCACAAACGGTTCGCAGAGGATGCTGATCGACTCCTCCGGCAACGTCGGCATCGGGATTACGCCGGCGGCGAAGCTGCACGTTGAGCAAAGTGGACCGCAGGCTCGGTTCTCTACTGCTTCCGCCACAGATGCTCGACATGAGTATTACCGCAACGGTATTCGTGAGGGACTGCTTTATTGGGATGCAAATCTAATTGGACTGTACGCAACGCAGTCATCTGGTGAGCTAGTTCTTGCATCTGCAAACACGATTCGAGTCAGAATCAACTCTGCTGGCGATACGATTTCCAACGTCACAGCCACCGCTCCTACGCTGACAACCAACAGACAGATGGTCTTCAACCTGACGTCCGACACCAACCTCCGCATCTCGGTTCGCGGAAGCGACGGCACCACCCGCACGGCCAACATCACCCTCGCCTAATCCACCATGCCCACTATCTCTTGGATCATCGAACGCCTTCTGTGTAAGCCCGTCGAAGGCACGCTCACCGATGTCGTCATCACCGCCGACTGGAGGTGCAACGGCACCGAAACCACCGGCACCGGCGACACCGAGAAGACCTACAGCGGCACCTGCTACGGCTCGTGCAGCTTCGCCCCGCCCACCGATGCGTTCACTCCGTATCCTGACCTGACCGAGCAGCAGGTGCTGGACTGGTGCTTCGCCAACGGCGTCGATCAGGCCGCGATTGAGGCCAACGTCACGCAGCAGATCAACGACCAGATCAACCCGCCGGTGGTTGTGCTTCCGCTGCCGTGGGCTCCTCCCGCTCCGGTTGTGGTTGCCGAGCCTGAGGTTGTTGCCGATGCTCCCGCCGCATGATTCACATTGAACTGACTCAGGAGCAGGCCAACAGCCTCCTCCAGCTCATCGACATCGCCATCAAAGCCGGTGGATACCAGAACGCCAAAGTGGGCGTCCCGCTGGCCGACATCATCATCCAAGCCGATCAACCTAAGCCCGAATGAAGAACTGGAAAACAACCGCCGGCGGCGTTGCCGTCCTGCTCGCCGCTCTCTCGGTCGGCATCAAGCAGATCATCGCAGGTGACATCGCCAACGCCATCGCCGCCATCACGGCTGGTGCCGGTGCCATGTTCACCGCTCTGAAGGCTCAGGACGCGAGCAAGGAGGACCAGAAGTGAAGGAGACGCTACGAGACTTGGGCATCAACATTGGCCTACTCGTAGCGGGCTTCGC